TCATATCACCAGTGTTGACATTGTTGTTGGTAGCTGTGCTGGTACTCACATTGTTGTTGTTGTTGGTAGCTGTGCTGGTACTCACATTGTTGTTGTTGTATGTCATTGTACCAGAGTTTATGTTGTTGTTGGTGTTGACATTGTTGCTAGTGCTTGAGCTAACATTGTTGTTGTTGTAGGTCATTGTACCAGAGTTGACATTGTTGTTGGTATATGTCATACTACCAGAATTAACGTTGTTGTTGTTCACAGTGCTGGTACCAGAATTAACGTTGTTGTTGGTGTTGACACTGGTGCTAACGTTGTTGTTGGTGTTTGCACTGGTGCTGTTGACTGTGGCTGCGCTAGTACTGGTACTATTGCTGTTGGTATTGCTGTTTGACGTTACGGTACTGGTGCTGTTTGATGTACTGTTGGTATCAACCAAGCTGGATGATGTGTAGCCGCCTTGGTTGATCAAGGCAGTGTTGTTGGTGGTTGTACCACCTGTGGTACTTGATGTACTGGTATTAGTGGTCTGTGCTGTAGCAGCGGCTGTAACCACAAGGATGGCTAGGCCCATGGCAATTTTGGTTTTCATTTTTTCTCACCTTATAATTATTATCCTAATATTTATTGCTTTAGAGCAAAGAAATAGTGGGTGTAATTATAGATTAAGTAAAAGTATGACATTTCACGGTAATATCATTTTTCCCGAAGGCGCAGGCGGCAATCATCTGCGTTGGTTGCTGTTTCTTGATTCCCGGTATCAGGATCCTTTCAACAATTACACATCCCCAGACAGCAAAGTAAAATTCATACTTGAAAACGTTTACACACAAAATCGAACCTGGAACACTTGGTTGCAACAAGAATGGTTCCATCGTCCCATGCTAGATGGGCAAATAAACATTTCTCATGACTGTAAAAACTGGATTAAAATTGCAGATCAACGTTCGTTGTTTATCACATTTGAAAACTATGAACTGCCGTTGACGCATTATTATCACATCAATATTGGACTAAACTCATCTACTCCAGACCAATTTAGAGCCAGCATCCGCCAACGTCAAGAGACCATTGAGCACATTCAAAAACAAGCAAATTCAAATTTTAAATTTCTGCAAGCTGACTGTATATTTGCCCCTGAGCTTGATGTTGATTTTTACAATCAACTGGTATCAACATTTGGATTTGACAATGTGTATGAACATGCAGCACAGGTTCATCGTGCATATGCACTGTGCAGACAGCGCAGCGTTCGGGACTTTTGCAGTTATTTTGACAGCAAAGAATTTGCGTACTTTAGACAACAGCTATTAGAAATAACCCGCTAAATACCATATGAAACCACAAAGTGTTCAGGTACAGTATGATGTGTTTTGCGATTGGCAAGATTCGCCGCCGATATACCGACTGTATGTAAACAATGAGTTGTTCACAGAACGCAGTTTTGTATGGCAAGATCAATATCTTGAAGAAGTTATTGCTATAGACGCACCGCCAGGTGTTTACAATATACGGTATGAACTGCATGGTAGCGGTCAGCTAGTGGCCACAAACCCCAGGGTCAATCATGGCACAGCAGAATTCGTGGACAATGCCACACTAAGGATCAACAATGAGAATACGTGAAATAATGGAAAATGCATCTGTGGGAGGCACTAGTAGTGGCAGCGTGGCCACTGTGGAGGCTCCACTGGGAGGAGTACAAACAAGAAACGGTGGATCTATGTTAACAGGTAAATATAGCACGGATCCTACGCCTAACACGCCCAAGGAATACAAAAGGAACAAGAATGCTCGCGGACAGTTTAAAAATTCTATTGGCAACTGAATATGCCTTTGTGATCAAAGCCCAGCAATTTCACTGGAACGTGGAGGGGCCGGACTTTGTGCAACTGCACGAGTTTTTTAGCAATATCTACGAAGATGTCTACAGTGCAATAGATCCCACTGCTGAATATATTCGAGTACTAGGTGATTACACTCCAGGCAGTTTTGAACGCTACACAGAACTGTCTGCTATCTCTGGGCAAACCAAGATTCCACGTGCTCGACTCATGATTGAAGAATTGCTGGCCAACAATGGTCAAATGATAGAACTACTCAACCAATGCTTCGCTGAAGCTGAACAAGAAAATCAACAGGGCATTGCTGACTTTGTGGCCGGACGCTTGACTGAGCATGGCAAACACGGTTGGATGATGAGGAGTTTATTGAAAGACCAACGAGCATGAGCAACGACATTAGATCAATTCTGGACCGACTGGCCACAGTAGAAGGCAAGATTACTCCAGTTGCTGTGAAGCCAGGTCTTAACGCACAACAACGCGGTGTGCCACAATTGCCAGCCTTGTTCAAACCACGTGACATAAGTCCTGTACTCAAAAGCAAACGAGACCCTGCTCATCCCATGAAAGGCGAGTTTGTGGGCGACAGTGTAGAACCTCGTGTGGCTAGCCTGGCAGAAACCATGCAGTCTGTAGAAGAAGACATGTTGGGCAAAGTCAAACGTGATTTTGTAGATTACCTGGAACGTCTAGAAGACAGCAACAAAATTGACAAGGCTTTGGTACACAAAGCCAAGCGAGAACTTGAAATAGAAGATCCCACAGAAGAAATTGAAGAAGATCCCACTCAGTCTGAACCTGCTGGCGTAGCACCTCCTGCTCCTGCACAAGATCCTGTGTTGCCCGAAAGTGACATTGAAGATTCGGAACTGGCACATGACGTTGATCAAAATGTAATGAGTCAAGCAGTGGCAGCAGAACAACCAGTCAAAACAGTGGCCATGGAAGATGGTGCTGTGTTGGAAATCTACGGCGATCAAGGTCGCGGATTTGAAGTACGACACAGTGGCCGCAGTTTGCCCACACGTTTCCCCAACATTGACCATGCTGACATGGCAGTGAAGCTTTTTCAACGTCGCAGAAAAAAAGCTGACTTGAACCAAGATTACCTGGAAGAAAAATAAAATGTTTGTAGATGACCTATTTGACAAAAAAACACTAACTGAAGCCCAAGGTGGCGGCAGTCCCTGGCACTCAGAGCCTGAGCAAGACATGGCAGAAGCTGGATATAAACGTGATGCGTATCAAAGAGACCACGACAACAGTGTTGCAGGCATGGGCAAACGTCAATCACGTGCATATCAAGATGACGGCGGTGGCAACGATGAACGTCATGATTTAGATCCCACTGAGTGGTACATTGTCAAAGATGGTAAAATGTTCAAAGTGACTGTGTATCCTAACCAAGTACAGTCAGCGATGTCACAGGGCTTCAGTCCCAGCAAAGAAGAAGCACAAGCAAAAGCTAAACAGCAAGGTATGGCGGAAGGCTCCAAAGAAAAGACTCAGGGTATTGCATTGTCAAAAGCATACAAGAAAGATTTTGATGACAAGAAGCCAGGACACAATAAACCAGAAACTGCACTGACAGGCACATATTCTAAAACAGGCAAGCCAGGTGGCGAACTTAAAAAGCAAGGTGTGGCGGAGGTTAGTGATGCTACGCTAACCAGTTATCTAACAAAATTAGATAGAGATAACCTTAAGCACAGAATGGATCCCACAAAACGCAGTGACGCAAAACGTATGAAAAGTGGTCCTAATTTTGTTAAAGCGTTTACCAAATTGGATAATAGAAAGCAAGGTGTGGCGGAAGGCTCATCTACGAACGCAGAAGTTACTAAACGAGCAAAAGCCGCTGCCCAAAAGGCAGGCAAGACATTTGATACTGATGTTGAGTATCGCTTGTGGTACGCAATTACCACCCAAGCAAACGCCGCAACACGAAAAGCGGACAAGAAGCAAGGTGTGGCGGAAGGCATGTTGGACAATCCTGGCCAAGAAGACAACCCAGTAGCCGGTGCTATCATTCGTCGTATTTTAATGCAACGCTTAGACCTGCTGAGCAAGTACGGCCCAGAAAAAGTTGGCCAGGCAGTAGATGAAGTTGCTGACTTTGTGGGCGATACGGATGAAATTGGCAGCAGTGATGTAAGTGGTTGGGTACGTCAAGTTGAACAAATATTGGGCAATATGGGCGGCCAAGGTGTGGAGGAAGGCTCACAGAGAGTTGATTCACTGGTCACTGACGCACTAAAAATAATGCGTGGTCCAGAAGTAAGTGATGCTGTGGCTGCACTAAAAACTGTGCTGGGCGATAGAGAATTTAATGGTCGTCGTGGTCATTACAATTTCTATATTAAACAAATGATTGATATGTATGGTCAGCAAGGGCTGGCGGAAAGCCAATTAGACGAGCTCAGTTTCAAAGACATTCAAAAAGGCGCCAATAAGTTTGCTAAAGGCGCTAATAAATTTACAAAAAATGTAGCAGATACAGGCGCCGCTGTGGGCAACGCCGCTGGAGCATTAGGTGGTGCAATCAAGCAGGTAGGCAAAACTGTCATTGCTGACCCAGTGGCTGCAACATACAATGCCACAAAGTCAGGACTGAGCAAAGCGTCCAATGTTGCTGCAAACACATATGGTGATCTAAAAAAAGGTGTGCAAACTGTTGGCAAAGCTGGACAAACCGTTGGTTCTGATATTGGAGCAGCAGGCACAGAAGTTGGCAAAGGCATACAAAGTGTAGGCCGCGGAGTTGCTAATGTCGCAGGTGGTACTACTGGTGCATTAGGTTCTGTTGTTGGTGGTGCAACTACTGGTCTAGGTCGTGCAGCAGCTCGCGGGTTCAATACCGGAGTACAAAATGTAGGCGGTGATGCCATTGACAAAATGCAAACCAACATAATGACTCCCAAAGTTGCTGACATACAGAAACAAATTGCTACCAAGCAAGATGAAATCAAAGCTTTGCAAGCAACACTGGCTGGTGAACAATCTGCTGACACCACAGGAGGCAAAGCTGGTATCCAAACAGGTGCTACTGCCCTGATTGATCCTGACACCGAGCTGCCTTATGAAAAAGACAAGCTGGCATCCTTGTACGGGTACAAAGAACCCGAAGCAGCAGCCGCGGACAATACTACGCCACAAGCTACTGCACCAGTAGGATTTAACGCATCCAATCTGTCAAATTTACCTGGCATGGAAAAATATGCCAAACCGGCACCAGCACCAAAGACGCCAAATTTTGCTGGCCCACAAGGTTACGCAAAAACTACCTACAGTGTCAAGCCACCTGCTGCACCAAGTTCACCTGCACTGGCAGCGCCTGGTGTACCCAAAGTACCTCGTGTGACTGCTGGCGGCCCAACGCCTGCTGAAAAAGCCAATCTTGACAAGCGCATAGCAGCAGCGGCTCCAGCTGTAGCAGAGACACTGGAACAGATTGACCGCATGTTAGAAAGTGTCAACAGCAAGAAAAGTGCTGAAATGGTCAAGGCCTATGTGGATCAACGATTTACGGAACTGGGCCTGCGCAATACTACTGAGTGCCGCAACATCATGGCACGTGTGGTACAAGAATCGGCTATTCGTCGCAGACAATATGCAAAGAGGCTAGCAAACTAATCACCTTAGGACCGGTACTTGTTACCGTGGTGTGCCCGGCTGCTGGGCAGAGTAATCCGATTCGCTACCGGAACCTTTAAAGTGAGCACTATCAACTCTTAGATAAATTTATACATGATATTGGAATTTATCTTTCCTGATGAACGCATTGAAGTACATGTTGACCTGTTGGACAATCCTGGTGTTGCACACTGGGCAGACAAATTTTTAAACTGCAACTACACAACCTCTGTACTGAGTCATGATCACTTGTGGGTGTGTGCTATGGACCAACACAGTTTTGATCATTCACATACTCGATGTCAGCAATTAATCAGTCAATTAGCACAACTTGGGGTAGTGTATCAAGGACCTGATATTGGCACCGTAGATCACCACAATTTGAATCATGTTCATAGATTTTTCACTCACAATCAACAACGCTGCAACATTATTGCTGCATTGCATCGTCGAGGCAAAAACGTAGAATTTGACAACGATCTTGACTACCACACAGCAATGCCCATGTTGGATGAACTCAATTTGCATGTGCACGAACTTGAACGCTACATTGCTCGAGGTCCTGATGACATGCTAGTTGATCAAATTGAAGAAATAAAACTATATCAACCTGCTCATTATAATTCAAATGTTTGGTGCTCACTAGCTGACTATCAGCAGTACCACAGTGATCAACACTATGATATCATACTAGGATCTGAAATACTGGGCAAGACTCTATTGCAAAGTTATTTGGATCAAGACGATCCCAGGGACTGGGACACATCAGGACACTATGCATCAGCTGGCGGCCTGCAAATAACCTACTTGCCTACTCGTCAGCAAATCTATCAAAGCGACAGTTTTAAAAACTGGCTTTACAAATACAATGCTGATCCCAATGGGCTAAAGTATGACTTTCCCATTGGCAACATACAAAACAGAGATACAGGACCATTTCAACAGGTCCTAGCTCAATTAGATCGACACAAATTTGACAATGTGTCAGTGATTTATCGAAAGAACACATGAAATACTACTGTGCTGATCAGTTCAAAACCATGCATATACGCAGTACCAACTCAGGGCAAGTGCTTGTGAGTCCATGTTGTGCAGCACAAACACAACCTGTGATAGCTGACAAATTTGATTTTGCTACCAACGAGTTCTTACAACAAACAAGACAGCATACTATAGACAATAAGCCCGCGCCTGCTTGCAGCAACTGTTGGCGACAAGAAGCACAAAATCCTCCTAGTCGTAGATTTTTTAGCAATCAGAATCACAATCAAGATATTCGTGTTGAACTCAATCGCATTGATGTGACCACACAAAATGTATGCAATCTGGCCTGTATCATGTGCAGTAGCTACAGCAGTAGCACCTGGGCACGGGAAGAAGGCTTAACTGATCAAGACTACAGCTTTGAAGACAAGTTGCAATTGTTTCGCAGATTGGATTTTTCTCATGTGTATCAAATGCATTTCACTGGGGGTGAGCCACTAATGAGTACCGAGCATCTCAAAATGCTGGGCATCTATGCAGAATCTTCACCACTGAGTCAACTGCATATCAGCTACAACACCAATGGCACATTCTTTCCTGATCAACGGGTGTTGGATACCTGGAGTCAGGTCAAGGCCATAGACCTTGTGATCAGTTTGGACGCCACTGGTGCTGCATGCGAGCTCATACGTTGGCCTGCCAAGTGGGAACAAATTGCTGCCAACATTGCTAAATTCTTTGAGTTACGATCTCAAATGCCGCATCTAAAGATTGGATTTATCAGTTGTGCCAGCAACTACAACCTGTTTGAGTTAGCAGATGTCATAGACTTTGTACACAGTCATGATCCTGAACTCACAGTGCATTTTCAAGTAAACCACAAACCATACTTTGCACCAGCCTTGATCCCGTTGGAAATGCTAGAGCCAGTAATGTCCCGTTTGAGTGCATACCCAGAATTAGAGAACCTGCTGCCCACAGTGCAGTCTCAGTTGGACCATGCTCGTTATCGCAAGGAGATGATAACCTATCATCGGCTAATGACAGAAATGGAAACCAAGCGTGGCACAGATTGGCGATCAGTGTTGCAAATTGGCAAGTACATGAGTTGATTTTGTTCCCTGTAACTGTTACAATAGCAGTTCACAAGGAGTATTCTATGGAAGCAAAAACATTCAACGGTGATCAAAAGATCAAGTTGATTCAAATTATCAACGAAGGCATGCAAGTGACTCAAGAAATTGAAACACTCACAGGTGGACTCAATGACACTATCAAGGCCATTGCTGAAGAACTTGAAATCAAGCCTGGCGTGTTGAAAAAAGCCATCAAGCTGGCACACAAGGCTGAATTTGGCAAAGCCAAACAAGACCACGAACTGCTGGAAACAATTTTGGAAACCGTTGGCAAAACTCTATAAGTACTGTTTTACACAGCGAGTCGCTCACGTTACGAGCATGAATCACGGCTTACCGGCCACAATCGGAGAACAATGAGTTATATTGACGCACTATTTGATCGTGAACACGATCGCATCCACACAGTAGAACGCCGCGATGGCAAGAGAGTCTATCGCGAATTTCCAGCCAACTATGTGTTCTACTACAACGACCCACGTGGCAAGTTTCGCAGTATCTATGACACTCCGGTGAGTAGATTCAGCACTCGAAACAACAAGGAATTTCGCAAGGAAGTTCGCATACACTCGGGCAAACAACTGTATGAGTCTGACATCAATCCTATCTTTAGATGCTTGGAAGAGAACTACAAGGATCAAGATGCCCCTGAACTGCACACAGCTTTTTTCGACATTGAAGTAGACTTTCACAAGGACAAGGGATTCTCACCAGTGGAGGATCCGTTCAACGCCATCACTGCTATATCTGTGTATCTCAACTGGCTGGATCAACTGGTCACCTTGGCTGTTCCTCCAAGACACATGAGTATGGAAACTGCTCGTGAATTGGTAGCAGACTTTGACAACACGTTCTTGTTTGAAAAAGAAGAGGACATGTTGAAAATGTTCTTGGACTTGATTGACGATGCTGATGTATTGTCAGGTTGGAACTCAGAAGGCTATGACATACCTTACACAGTGAACCGTATCACTCGTGTGCTCAGCAAGGACGATACTCGCAAGTTTTGCTTGTGGGGGCAAATGCCCAAGAAGCGTATGTTTGAACGTTTTGGCGCTGAACAAGAGACTTATGATCTTGTGGGTCGTGTGCATATGGACTATATGCAACTGTATCGCAAATACACCTACGAAGAACGACACAGCTACAGTCTGGATGCCATTGCTGAACACGAACTAGGTGATCGTAAAACACAGTTTGAAGGCACCTTGGATCAACTGTACAATCAACACTTTCGCAAGTTTATTGAATACAACCGTCAGGATACTGCACTGTTGGATCGCCTGGACAAAAAGCTGAGATTCCTGGAACTGGCCAGCGAACTGGCACATGCCAACACTGTGCTGTTGCAGACCACCATGGGCGCTGTGGCAGTGACTGAACAGGCCATCATCAACGAAGCTCACGAGCGTGGCATGGTTGTACCCAATCGACAACAACGCAACGACAGTGCAGACAATCAAGCCGCTGGTGCTTATGTTGCGTATCCACGCAAGGGCTTGCATGAGTGGGTGGGCTCTGTGGACATCAACAGCTTGTATCCATCAGCTATTCGTGCCATGAACATGGGACCAGAAACAGTAGTAGGACAATTGCGTCCTATCATGACTGATCACTACATCAAGGCACAGTTGGCCAAGAACGGTGGCAAGTTTGCTGATGCGTGGGAAAACATGTTTGGCAGTCTTGAATACACTGCTGTGATGAACACAGAAGTAGGTACAGAGATTACCATTGACTGGCAAGACGGTACAGAAAGCACACACTCGGCTGCTGAGATCTGGAAAATTATATTTGATAGTCACCGGCCCTGGATTCTCACTGCTAACGGAACCATTCTTACCTACGAGAAGAAAGGTATCATTCCCGGCTTGCTGGAACGCTGGTACTCAGAGCGCAAAGAAATGCAGGCCAAGAAAAAATTGGCCACCGATCCCAAGGACATTGCATTCTGGGACAAGCGTCAATTGGTCAAGAAGATTAACTTGAACAGTTTGTATGGTGCTATTTTGAATCCAGGTTGCAGGTTCTTTGACAAGCGTATCGGACAGAGTACTACACTTACGGGTCGTGCTATTGCCAAACACATGGATTCTTACATCAATGAATGTGTTACAGGAGAGTATGATCACGTAGGCGAAGCAATAATCTACGGTGACACTGATTCGTGTTATTTCAGTGCATGGCCCATGCTCAAAAAAGAAGTTGAAGCTGGTCGCACAGAGTGGTCAAAAGAAACTTGCATTGCACTATATGATGACCTAGCTGAACAGGTCAATGCTAGTTTCCCAGGCTTTATGGAACAGGCGTTTCATTGTCCCAGAGAGATGGGCGAGCTGATCAAGTGTGGTCGAGAAACTGTAGCAGATCGTGGTTTGTTTATTACCAAGAAGCGATATGCTGTCAACGCTATCGACATTGAAAACAAACGCCTGGACGTAGACGGCAAGATTGGCAAGACCAAAGCCACAGGCCTGGACTTGAAGCGCAGTGATACGCCCAAGGTAATTCAAGAGTTCTTGTTGGAAATTCTCAACAAGCTGTTGGCTGGTGCTCAGCGTGATGAATTGATTGAACACATTCGCGCATTCAAGTATGAGTTCATGGAACGTCCAGGGTGGGAGAAGGGCAGTCCCAAGCGTGTGAACAACTTGACCAAGTATGCGGCAGAAGAAGCCCGACTGGGCAAAGCCAACATGCCCGGGCATGTGCGGGCTGCTATCAACTGGAACAACATGCGAAAAATGAACGGTGACAACTATTCAATGCAGATTGTAGACGGCATGAAAACCATTGTGTGCAAGCTGAAGTCAAATGCGCTGGGCTGGACCAGCATAGGCTATCCCACAGATGAACAACGATTGCCCACTTGGTTTACTGAGCTTCCGTTTGATGACGGACTGATGGAAGCAACTGTTGTGGACCAAAAGGTTGACAACTTGCTAGGTGTGTTGGACTGGGACTTGGCGTCAGCAACCAACACAGAAAATACTTTTACCAGTTTGTTTGATTTTGAATGAAACTCAGCAGCATTGTACACTATCGTAATCAATTGGACACAGTGAGCGTACAGCAGACCTGTGATCAAACTGATCACGAGCTGGCCGCAATCAATCACATTGTGTCCAGTCAAGAACATGATGTAGGATTCTATAAAGCTCGTATTGCCAAGCGTTTGAGTTCGGTGCACGAATCGTTTGACCAACTGATTCGAGTATTTGATGGTTTAAAAACTGATCTAGATACAGCTATACAAAAACATCAGGCAGCGTACTACGAGGAAAGCACTAGAATGTACAAGCAGGAAAT